GCACTACGTAACGTGTACGCTAAGTCGTTTGGTGGTGACCGTATGAGAGCAGCCAAGGGCCTTGAAGTATTTGCACGTCCTATAGAAGACTTACGCAAGACTCCGTTTATAGGTGCGATGATTCCCTTTGGGCAATTCTTTAACAACACGTTAGGTCATGTGTTTGACCACACGCTGATTAGCTTAGTGCATAAGTATGCAACGGGTAGCACTCGTGATCCTCTGGAATTACTTACTAAGTCTGCTGTAGGTCTTGGCTTTATTGGCGTTACAACTGCACGTGAAATGGATAACTTAGACGAAGGCTTAGCTTTATTTGATGAGCGAGGCAGTGACGGTGCGATACGTAACCGCATGTATGACTTCCCGTACAGCTACTATAAAGCTATGGGCCGTATGGGTGCTCACATAGTTAGAGATGGTGTAATACCCCCAGAGGTTTGGCGCGAAGTTGTAACTGTATTTGGTCCGAAAGGTCTGACACGACAGCTAAATGATACAGCTAAGTTTTCATTTGACCTATTCGCTGACATAGTAACTGGTGAAGATGTTGCAGCTGTAGATGGCTTAGTTAAAATTGTACAGGATACAGGCGCTATGTACATTAGTGCTTACTCAAGACCTCTTGATCCTGTTAACCAGATTATAGCTCTAAGCAGAGGTGATGACTACGTACCTGTTGATCGTAAGCAAGGCTCAGAGTTTGTAAACAAGTCTGCTCGTTACGTAGATCAAATCTTTACAGGACTAAGCGGCATAGAGTTAGCACCAGAGAAACGCAGTGCTTTAACTGATGAACGTTCCATGGCCCCTATAGGTAGGATCTTTGGTTACCGTGAAGTTCCGGGGCAGACATCTATTCAACGTATGTTTAATGAGGTAGGTAAACCTCAGTGGCGTACTGGCATAAAGTCTTTTATCCCAGAAGTAAGGAACGACATCAACAGGTACGTAGTACATTTCTTAGAAAGTGAGGCAGAGAAAACTATCAACAGTCCTGCATGGAAAAATAGCAACACAGCAAAGCGTACTAAGATGCTGAGTGATGTTATTTCAAGATCAAAGACAGCTACCATGGATACACTGGAGAGAAGCATTGATCCTGAGGATAGCAGAACTCTTAAGCTATATAAGCTGACCAATGGCAGTAGAGGTGTATCTAAAAACGTTGTTGATAAAGCACTAGCAGAACTAAACTTAGACATTGAAGTAGAAGACTTAGATGAAAATCAATTAGAGTTTTTAATTAACTACATAGAAGTTAAGAAGGAAGATACAAAGAACTTAATAGAATCTACTCGTTAGACAAAAGAAGGGGCGACACTAAGCCGCCCTTTCTAGTATTACTTAAGTCCATGCTTCTCTGCTGAACGTCTAGCCCATAGTAGGGCAGTAGTGAGGTGTTGCTTAGCTATCTCTAGCTCCTCACTTTGCCAGAGGTTATTGTTGACGAACTCTTCTGTCCAAGTAAAGTGATCCAGTAGGCCTTCATCAAACACACGCCTCTTGCTATCTAAGTGGTCTTGTGCTTCTTGTTGTAGTTTCATTAGGTAGCTATGTAAGTAATAACAGGGATGACAACTTTTTCAAGTAAAGTCCCTGTAAATATTGTCATTACTGGTACTACGATAAGTGCTGATAGAAAAGTCATATTGTATTTCCTTTATACTAAGTCTACGATTTCACAGGAATCACCAGAACACGCTAGTGTCTGACTCCCTGCAGTGTTGTCTTCCTTCTCATAGTTTGCTAGGTCTTCCCAATTAATCTTCTCTGGCATACACGAGAGCAGTGTCTCATAGTCGTGCTTACCACAGTCTTGGTAAGGTGCTTGCTGGTATGTGTGTTCATTGAAGGGCAGGAACGACACGCCAGACATCTCATCAAAGTACTTGTATACAAAAGCACCCACTTCAAACCATTCATCAGAACGTACATTTATAGTTACGCTAGGCTTATGTTCGCACCAATGCCGTTGATACATGAGCCACATCTCTAGCTGCTCAATTGCTGTAGTATCTTTGGTACACACTGCGCCAGCAGGAGCCTTCTGAGGGAAGCTAAACACTGTAGTCTGGTCTGGCTTCATTACGTCTGGCGCATTAGGTATCTTCTGATCCTTCATAAACTGTGTCAGTGGATCTTTATTGTCACCACGTACAGTACGAATATAATAGGGTGAGTGGCGAGAGTGAATACCAGAGGCGGAATCAACCAGTTGTGATACCGTCCCGGAAGGCTTAACACATGTGATAGCAGTAGAGACAGGGATGCCAAGGCGCTCAGCCCACTCAGCATTAGTAGCCACGGCGACAGACTTAAGATGCTCAAGTGTTTTCTCCAATCCAGAGTTCTTAGTTGTGAGTAATGGGTTATCCATTATCCCCGTGAGAGACACACCCAACAGTCGTTCCTCTTCGGTATTTCGCTGCCACATCTTTCGCAGATAGGGGAACTTTGTGTAGGTAGATTGGATAGTACCCAAGATTGTAGCAATGCGTACTTTCTTTTCAAGTGAATCAATATTGTCTGTCGCACGTACTACACACTCCGTTAAATTGCACACCTGACCACTGCGTAAAATTATCTCGCTGCAAGGATTTGTACCAAAGTCATGGTCTGCATCACGCCTACCATTCTTAGCTGCTTGCTTCTTAGCTGCCTCACGGTTGAAGATACCACGCTCACCTGAGCCTGACTCAACCAAGGCCATCCACTCACGCATGAATGATAGACTGTCAGGCTTCTCAGAGTATGCTACTGAGTTGTTAGCCAAGGCACGATGCGGGTTGTTGTCCCACCATGCACCAGACTTAGCTGTACGCATACGGTCATCACTAAGATTACTCAATGATATCATAGCACTACGGCGTACACCACCCACCACTACTACTTCACCTATCTTACACATGATGTCGTGGCACTCAATGGAGCTAAGCTTTCTACCTTGAGCACCCCTAAATGTATTGATGGTAAAGTTAAACAAGTCAATCAGTGGCGCTGGGCCTGATGCCCTACCTCCGAATGTCTTGAGCCTTGCACCAGCTGGGCGTACTCTACTCACGTCCCACGTAGGTATCTCACCACTGTACAGTAGCGCAATCACTTGACGTAGAGCCTTTGACCAACCTTCTTTGCTGTCCTTAACAACTATGTTAGTCTCACTGTTAAACAACTCAGGTACTTCAGGTAGCTTCTGAACGTACTGACGCTCAACACTGAAGCCTACCCCAGTACCACACATGAGAACGTGCATAGCTTCATCAAATGCTACGATGTTATCTACTGCAATGTATGAGCAGTTGTACATGCTAATGTTATCTCTCATAGCTGCAGGACCAGCTGTCATGAGGCTACGCATAGAAGGCATTACCTCTAATGATAGTATAGCTTCTTCAATCTCCTTGATGTACGTGTCTGTGCCAGCCACAGGGTATACAATGTTTTCCATGTAGCGTGATACTGTCTCGCCCCAAGTCTCACGCCTTCCTTCCTTGTCCAGCCATCGTGCATAGCGGGACTTGTGTATAAATGATTGGTAATCTGTAGGTAGATAGTTGTTCATCTGTTGTCCCCTGATCCTTGTAATACGCCACGCTTTTTGCGACTGTTTAGTTTCTTCATGTTTAAATTAGCTACCTTCTCTAGTGTACTACCGTAGAAGTTTGCACATGCTGCAACATAAAACAGTACGTCACCTAGTTCTTTTATCATACCTTCTTTGTCTAGTACAGCCCCATCTCGTAAGCTCTTCTTTAATTTCTCAGCTACTTCACCAGCCTCTCCTACAAGACCTAAGATATTCTCTACCTGCCTTGTCATGCCCTTAGTTATTATCTTGCCCTCAACCCACTGACTGTAAGCAGCTAGGTCATTCTTAGGTATACCATCCTCATTAAACTTGTCATTGTATTCTTCTATGTCTGTCTTGTACCGTATAGAATCAATGTCTTCTTGTGTAATCATAAGTCTCTTTCCTTTACTAAGATGTTCTGTACAGCAACGTCATCTATATCATAGAACGTGTCAGTTACAAGATCACTAACGTCATCCGTATGTGCGTCTTCATACGATCCTAATATATTATTAGCTTCATCAATGTGAAGTAAGAACGTGACGCTAAAAGTCTTGCCCTTCATTTGTGTTTCTCCGCTAGTGCTTCATTCATTTTATTTAAGTACCATGCAGCTTTCAACATATCTTCTGCTGGCTTCTGCTTGTAACGGTAGCGGTGCTGATACTTGATCATGTTGCCATGGCAGTAAGCAATGAACCCATCCAAGCCTACTACCTGTTTGATATAGTCAATACATTCTAGACCTCCCATGTTGTAGTGGGCTGGACGATCTACTGGATCAAACTTAGTCATGCGTTACCCTTTGTTTTTGTATACTCGTTGAAGTTTACTACCTCACCCTTGGTATTTTGTAAAGGCTTATCTTCCTTATTACGGTTATTAATTTGCTTCATCATCATCTCGTAACGGTGGTCATTTACCCTATTAAATATCTCCTCATCCTTCTCCATCAAATCTAAGAAGGCACTACATAGAGTAGCTACGTAAACTAAGTCACTAAGAACATCATCAGAGTAACAGAAGTTATCACCTACTGCTATGCCTGTACCTACACTACCATCCCATTCATCCATGTCCTCATTGTTTATTGGGCGTATAATAAAAGCAACTTCATCGTCTGCTAATTCATATGGCATGTTACTTCCTTCTCTCTTTCTTTAATGGTATACGATCTGCCTTAATGATATCTCCTTTTTCCTCAAGCCATGCCTCAGGTATAACTCTGTTTGCCCAGAGGAAGTCATGCTTATCACACCAACCTGAGTACTTAGACTTAGCTCCCTTGTACAGCTTAGCATAGGCGTTGCTGAATACAAACCTAATGTCTAACTCAGGGTGCTGCTTACGGACTTCTAAATGCTTGTTTCTGTCTTCAGAATCAAAGATACCTTTTGTCTCAATTAGTATACCATTGTCTAGCTGGAAGTCAGGCGTGTAGGTGCGATAGCGTAAGTCTTCCCACTCTATCTTCAGCTGCTCATAACGTACAGCCTTTTGACACCC